GAAAACACCTCCAACTGTCTTTGTGTTAATGGTGAAGCTGCCATCGCCAAAGCTGTCATGGTCTGCGTTGTAAGAGAAGTCACCAACATTAGCAAACATCTTACCGCAATACTCAACAAGCTTATTAGCAAGCTCCTCATCTTCTTCCATATACTGTACAGTTGCTGCCAATATGGTAGCCATACCAATCAAGTTATTCACATCGTCTTCACTGATAGTGAGTGGACCAAAGCCACTGACTAACACTTGAAAGTTGTTTGTATATTTCCCATCCACAATAGTAGGACGAAGGATTAGTGCAATGTCATTTGGCTTTAAGCTTGTGGAGGATTCCATATCTGTCCTTCATATCTTCGTAGAAAAAGAAGCTGAGCATTCTCTAACACACGCTCAGCATTACCCTCATAAGCTTCCAACACTTTGTTGTATAGCTCAAGTTCGTTTGTTGTGTCCCCAATTATCTTGGCTGCTTTCACTGGACCAATACGGAACAATCCTTTGATGTTATCAGCAGCATCACCTGTCAGCATCTGTGTGTACAACTTAACCAGAGCTTCCTCTGGTGTGATGTAGTAGCCTAGACGCTTAACAAAGTTGTAATGCCATCCGCATATCTGATCTAAGTCTTTGTCTAAAGACACAATGACACAATTGTCACCAAGCTTTGTAGCTTCAATGGCAATGGTGTCATCAGCTTCTTCACCTTCAGATATAGAAGCACCCCATTCTTTTACTAGATAGTCTCTAAGGAAAGCTAGATGCTTTGGCTTAGGCTTGTCAACTCTGTTACCTTTGTAGGGTACAGTGGTGGCTATCTTGTATCGGAAGTTATTCTTACCTGTTAGGTGCATGCTCCAACTATCCACGAAGCAATCAGGATATATGTTATCAACACCACACATGAGGACATCAACAATTAAACGATCCAGTGTTCGCTGAGCTGTTGCTTCGTCTTCGTCCTCACATGCGGATGCTGCCCGATAAGCGAATATATCGCTATCGAATAGTGCTTTCATTAAGCAACTTCTTCAACAATCAAAGGTTGCTCATTTGCTTTTGCTGCTTCCGCTGCTTGAAGCTGTGCAGTACCTTGCTGTCGAATACTAGCAATAGTATCTGAAACAGTTTCAAAGGGAAGCTTAGACAGTGCTGCCAATACCAAGTTAAGTTGGTCCAAGTTTAATGTGATATTAAAGTTCATAATACATCCTCATCATCTGCGCTAATGCCGCTTGCTGCAGCATACTCAATCAAGTCAGTAACGACCAGCTTCTTCAAGGAAGGGCTAACACCCTTCTTATTCTTGTATGTCCAAGAGTAGGAAGACACAAGAGCCTTACCCTTACTACCATTGCCAATAGCCTCAGTAATTTCATCATTCTCTGTATCAAAGACACGGATAGGCTTCTCTGATTTGCATGTGATGTAACGCCCCATGTCAGCCTTCTTCTCTTCACCAGTCTGAACACTGATACCCATATCTTCCAGTGCTTCAACAGCAGCATCAGACAAGTTGCATAAGTTTAACTGAAACTTACCAGACATGTCATTCACTTTGTTGTGCTGACACCAGAACAAATCAGCCTTAAGCTTAATCGCTTTCTTTTCTTCACTCATAATATTCTCCAATATAAAAACCCACCTCTATCGTTAGTGGCACTCACGCCAGTTGTTGCCAACCTTACCTTCGGCATCTACTGGACACCGGAAACCTAGAGCTTCACCTGCTTTGGTTGCTGCTTGCTCTATGAGCCTAGCTGCTTCCTCTGCCTGATCTTCTCGCACTTCCCATTGTGTTTCGTCATGAACAAACGCTAACAGTTTAGCATTTATTCCCTTCTCTTGCAACAGCTTTGTTGATTCAACAAGCCATTGTTTAGCTACGATAGCACCTGCACTTTGCAGCAATGTGTTCAAAGCAGCATGCTCTGATCTAACCCACACCCTACGCCCATCCAATGCAGGGAGATGTCCCTTAACCATCAGCCTAGATATCTTCTTCTTCAAGGCAGAAAGGCCGGGTGTGTTATTGATAAAACTATCAATAAGTTTCTTGCCTTTGCTACTGTTACCACCAACAATCGACCCAGCTTTAGCTGCTCCTGCCCCATACAGCACACCATATGTCAAGGTCTTAGTTATATTCCTCGCCTTCTTATGCTCAGGGTTGTTATCGTCCTTTACAGTGCCTTTGTCAACTAAGCCAAAGCTCTGTGCATTGAACCAGTGGATGTCTCCTTTAAGCAACTCATCCATCCACTCTTGGTCATTCAGGTAGTGACCTAAGCAACGAAGCTCAATGCCTGACAAGTCTACACCCACCTGCTTGTACCCCTTAGGCACTGTCCATACCTCTCTGCACTCAGCACCATATGGACCACCCACTGCAGGGATCTGCGCCATATTAGGACTGCTGTGTGTCGCCCTTCCTGTAACTGCGCCATTAGTTGTCACTCTGCCATGCACCCTGCCATCATCGGCTACCAGTTCAAGCCAACTACTTATCTGAGCTACACGCTTTTGAATCATTAAGTATTCAGCTACAAGCTTAGCTTCTGGTAAGTCAATCTTTTCAAGCACCGATTCGTCAACAATGACATTGCCTTTGTCTGTCTTCTTTGTGAAGACAACACCAAGCCCTGCCAATCGCTCAGCAATCTGTTGCCTACTACCTGAATTAAAAATGGTAATCTTATCCTTAAGCTGCTTGCCTGTCTTCTCAGAGATTCGTTGCTCTACGATGGGAGGAAACACTTGCTGCATGCTCTCTTCAATTTCGGACATACGCCCACTGAGGGTGGCATGCAACGCCATAGCCTTAGGCATATCTAGCATGAAGCCGTTCTCTTCCATGCCACGACAGATCAGTGCCACCTCATGCTCAAGCTGTATGCTTTGTAGGGAAAACCCTTCTCTCGTCATGGTTGTTGTCAAAAAGTTGTACAGTTTTTCTAAAAGTTGAACATCTTGTTCACAATAAGTAGCCATCTCTTGTGTCCACCCACCATCAAAGTCAGTGAAGCCTATCTTGTAGCTGCCTAAGCGGTGACCCCATGCCTCTAAGCTGTGTGGTTTTGGGGCTTTGCCCGACATAATTGCGACAATTTCAATGTCGGGTTTGTACAGGCGTGACATCACCAATGTATCCACCAGACTGTTGTCAGGAATGCCAACACCCCACACCTTCTTAAGGACAGGTGCATCAAAGCCAATGATGTTGTGGCCCACCACTTGCTCACCCTCTAAATAACTTTGCAGACTGTCGGCTTCCCGCCAGTGCCTTATCTCACCAGTAACACTGTGCTTAGTAACACACAACCATATGGTGTCATGTTTGAGATTTGTCTCTATGTCTAAGAAGATCATCGTCCTTATCCTTATCATTTTGTTGGAGATTGTTAACTTTCTCCGACTGTTTGTAATCTTCTAATGAGTCTTTACCAAAGATGGCGTTCCATCTTGATGCCCATTCCTCATCAGCTATTGACTTAGGCCGCTGAGTGTGTCCCTTACCACCATCACTCGTCATATCTTTGCCACACCAATACAGGTGTGTCCTTTCCTATGTATGCACCCTCAATGTTGAAGAGAATATATTCATTGGCTTCCTCTTCAGACATACCATCTCTGTCCACAAATACTTTGATCATTAGATCAGCATCGTAGACCAAGACCTCCACTCTCTCATTACCATTCCATACAGAAGCTTGTCCAATGATGGAATCATCAAGACCATCCCACTGTTTCATAGCATCATCCCTTCCATAGTATCGTCAATCTCAAACATTCTGCCAGTGTCTTTGTTATAAAGCAAGCTGCAAGCAGGACCAGTCTGACCACTGTATCTGTTCTTCAACACCCTCACCTTGGTGGTGTTACGTTCAATGGGGTCATCAGCCTGACCATTCCTCTCAAGCGATACCACCATGTCACTAAGCTGTGCGATGGCTGCACTACCCCTTAGCTGAGCTAAGCTAGTGGCTGCACCTTCTTCATGCCCCTTGTCTGATGGACGCTTGAGGTGGCTAACAATGATGAGAGCAATGTTAGTTTCCTGCACAAGCATCCGAAGCTTGGTCATGATTTCATCAATGGCCTTACGCTCATCACCATTGTCCTGACTGGATACGATGATGGACAAGTGATCCAAGAATACATACTTACAGCCCAGTCCCTTAGCCATATACTTCACACGATTGACAATGTTCTCAATGGCTGTGCTACCGAAGTGATCAAAGAAGTATAAGCGTCCAGTGCCTAGTGTCTTTTCAAATGCGTCCTTGCGTATGGCATCAGACACCACAGATGTAGGCAGGTGCAGAGGCGTATCAGCAGCAAGGCTCATCATGGATAGGCTAGTCTTACGCACACTCTCTTCAAGAAACATCAAGCCAATGTTCTCACTGCTGTTCTGTAACAAGTGCCAAACAATTTCCCTGAGGGTTTGACTCTTACCTAGTCCACTACCTGCTGTGAATGTAACTAGCTCACCTGCTCTGATGCCATAGGTGATGTCGTTCAGTCCTTTCCAAGGATAGAAACAGTCTGCTGCTTCCATTGGTTTAGATACTAGTTCCCACAATCCAGTGCCACTAACAATACCATCAGGTATGAATGGCTCTGCTGCCCACCAACGGGCTACGAATGCAGCTTCCTTGCTTTCAGCAAGCCACTCACATGCATCCTTGTATGATGGATCAGGTTTAAATATCTTGCACTTGCTACCAAACAATTCAGCAACTTCCTTTGCCGCCTTCTGTCCTGCCTCATCACCATCAAAGCACAGCACTACAGTTTCAAAGCTGTTGATGTATTCGTAGTTGGCCTTGGCATCCTTCAATGCACTACCTGCGCCTGTGCGTATAGACACAACAGGATATTTACTACCTGTCAATTGGTATGCAGCCAGTGCATCAAACTCACCTTCAGTGATGGTGAGGTACTTGCCATTGGATGGGTATAGGTTCTGTCCAAACAGCGTACCCTTGCTCCACCCACCCACTGTCGTAAACTTCTTATCCTTCACCTCTCTACGCTTAGCTGCCACCAGTTGTGAGTTGCTGTCGTAATAGGGGAAGTAGTAATAGCCACCACTGCGAACAACACCATAGCGTTCCATTGTGGCTTTGTTGATGCGTCTGTCTGAAACAGACACACTAACACCTTCGTTGTAGTCTTTAAAGAAAGAGCTTGTGTCTTTCGTTTCTGTATCAACATCAATCACTTCAAGTCTTTCTTTGTTCATTGAGGGAATGTATGTATTACATACAAAACATTTGGTGGACATGTCATCGTTGATGGACAAGCCATCACTACTGCCACATGTCTCACAGGGTAGGTGTGTTTTTAGGAATGTCATGGCCTTTGTAGATAACTTTGTTGGTCTTGAGTACTTGAGTGTACCCTTCAAATAGCTTGCACATTCTAGCATCGTGCATAGCATGGAGTCCAATTAATAAATTGGATATCTCATCTTCATCAGGCTTCTTCTCTCTGTCTAACAACACCCACAACACAGAGTCAATGTCTTCTCTTGTCATCCAACCTGCTAGGATGAGGTCTTCTAGTTCATGTAGTTTCATTCTTGTCCCCTTGCTCGGATAGCTTTAACAATATCTTGCCAATTCAAATATTTTGGGATTCTGCGTAGCGTAGGTTCAGTCCCACACGCCACAACCACTTCATATTCTCCATCAGGAATTTCAGCAATCTTTGCACACGCCTCACGCTCATGCTCTGCTACCAGTTTGGCAAAGCGTTCAAGTTCGCTTGAGCAAAGGTCAAGGTTTACAAATTCAGCTTGTCTAGCCATCTCAATGATTTCATCGTGTGTCATTTAGCAGCCTCCATGTACAGCCCCACGTTACCAAGTGCATAGCCTACAAAGGCTATGCCTAGCCCAGTGCTGCCCTTGAGTAGCAGATCCACTGCCACCACTGTGTACACCACACCCACTACAGCAATAAGCCACGCACTCATGATTGCACCTTGAATTCTTGAAGCACTCTCATAGCTGCTTTAATAAGTTCAGTGTCTTGAGTTGGCTCAGGCAAACTACTTTCCCACCGCAGTAAAAACTCAAGTTCTTCTGCAACCACAGCTTCAATTTGTTCTCTGTTTAATTCAGTCATATCAGTCCCATAGTCCTCTGTAATATTTACCAAACAACATGAAAGCTTTCTTCATCCTAGCTTCATGCACCTCGATACCTGCATAGTCAATCTTAATCTTATTGATCTGCTCTTCTAGCCCTGCCTTCTTGTCCACAGCAGTGTGGTCATAGAATTTGTCTGTTGAATTCTCATCAACCATCTGAGTGAATGCCCATATCATTTCATCCATCACCCAGTCCCACCGCTTGAAGTGGTTGTCATCAATGTCCCAACTGTTTTCCTTAGGTAGGCATGAGTTGCTTTGTAATGCCTTCGGCACATCTGCATCATCCACACAGGGACTACCATGCTGTGTTGCCTTAAGTTGCTTGAGCATTGGCAAGATGATGAGAGACAGTGTGTGATCCATAGCCCATGTGTCATACCTATCAAGCTTCACAATGACAGTGCGCTTCTTCTTCGTATGCATCCACTGCAACACATCACCCACCCATGTTTCACTGAGCCACTCACCCCATTGCTGTGCCTTAGCTTTGCTAACACCTAGCTTTGTTGTTAGCTCAGCAAGCTGATATGGTCCAAGCCAATTAGGGTAACCACCTATATAAACTTTCATACTAGTCCTCGCATTTCCTGTGTCACTGTTGCACTACGCAAAGTGTTCTTGATGTATGGTGTTAGGCTTTGCGGAGTAGCATGACCTGACACCGACATGATGTTGGTGATGGGTACACCCACCTCAATCATCTCCGTAATAGCTGTCCTTCGCAAGTCCTGTAACACTAGGTCACTGGGCAAAGAAGCATCAGCTAAGATTTGCTTAGCCACTCTAGACAAGTTAAACAAACTGTAAGGGAGCAAGCCACCCTTCCTGTCAGGAACATTGGAGGGTGCAATGTATTGCTGCCACCCAAACTCAGCATGCTGTTGTCTCAGCATAGTTAGTAGCCCCTGACTTGTGGGGATAGTAACTCTAGACCTACGCTTGCTTTGTTCCAAGTGCAACACACCCTTCTCTAGGTCAACCTGATCCCATCGTAGCTTACGCATGTCACCCATACGCTGTCCATATTCATAGCCCATCTGCACAATGAGTCCTACATTACGCCACTTGAATGTGGAGTAGGCAGTGTTCATGAATGCTCTCACATCTTCCCTACTCCACACAGTTCTGCGAGGTTTGTCTGCCCTTCGTAGCACCTTGCTGAATGGGTTGTGTTTGATGTAGCCATGACGAATAGCGAAGTTGAATAGCAATCGATACACTGCCAATGTGTGGTTAGCTAGGCTAACACTGTGCTCAGCATGCTGTTCATATATCTTCTGACAATGCGGTGTGACTAAGTCACCAAGCTTACATTGATACAGTGTCACTCCATTAGCTTTGCTATCCTGCCATC